CAAAGAGGGAGATTGATTTTTATCCGTCTGAGAATCTTACTCAGTTAATTGCCTACGCCCGAAGGGTTGCAAACGTCGTGAACACATATTAGCATTAACACAATACACATAAGGAAACAAAGATAAAAGGAAGAGGTCAACTTCAGTCAACATTTAAACAAATTAAAACCAGAGACATCAAAATCAATTAAAATGTACAATACTGGGGTGTAACTAAGTATACAGTCGAATGTCACCTTTGTTAAATACTCTTCAAAACCGCGCTGCATATTATACGTCCATCCGTACGTACAGAACAAACTTACATAAACACTAGCGGTAAACTTAGTGTTAACGTGAACAAAATTCATGTGCCAATCGTCTTTTTTAAACTTTGTTTCAGGACCTACATAAGCGACACTACTACATGTGAGGCGTAGGATACAATCGATTACAGCTCTCAATGGTGGTATAAAATAACAACTATGTTTTAAACCTAGTGCAATCCCTTTCATCATGGATTCTCTAGTAACATTAGCTGGTGGGTTGTTCAAATACCCAAGTTTAGACAACACTTTACCAGGCATAGGGCCAAAAGTAAGTTGTCCATCGACGTCATAAACTCTACAAGAGCAGAATTCAAGATCAAAAATACTATCACGATATAAGGCTTCACTTGAAAAACCAAGCCTGGACATACAATAAACAAAAGGTATTCGTATGTCACTATTGATACACATTGCGTTATCATCACCCGCTACTAACATGCGGACATGTTCTTTAACCTCATCTATAGACCAATTCAACCAGTCTCCAATAATAAAAGCGTGCATAAACACATTGAGCATAGAGTTAAAAAGAGAGGTATATGGGTCACCAGATTTTCTACATCCCGGTACATAATACTTTGCTCCAAAAAAAGTATACCCATGAGTGTTGCAATTTTCAAGCATTAGGTCTCGTACGGCTCTAGGAGCACCGAATTTTCTAGCTATCCACAACTCAAGTTGTAGAAGGTCCTCACAAACAGATGAATCAAAAGTTTTAATATCATCTTCGACAAATTGCCATGGTTCATCAATTAATTGAGCGGCTTTATCGCTTCTAACGCCGCTAGCAAAACAACACCAATTTTTAGAAGACCAGATTTTCTTTATTGCATCCTGTAATGCCATAATCCATGGGCCAACCAAACATATAAATTCGGGGGTTGCTCCCTGAATAGCCCTGGGAGCCTTATCCTTGACTCCAGCTGGCGTTCTGTAACAAAGATTTTCTTTTTTTAAGAACAAAGATCTTCGGACATATTGATGTATAATTTCAGGACTTAATATACTATTCTCATCAATACCGGCAACACATAATTTCTCATACGTGGTTCTCAAAGTTTTCTTAACAGCTGGTGAGGCATTACTGCGTTCTATATATTCATCAAATGTAACCTTATAAACTTTGTGAACACGGGAATTAAGCAATTTTTTGTAATGTTTTTTGACCCATCGAACAAACTGTTTCATGTAGGATTCGTCAACAGGTGGTGTGTCAACTATAACTCGACTCTTAACAACATTTTCTTCGTTTTCTTGTGTGTTAGCGAAACTCATAGGACGATAATTGTGATTCCAAAAATAGGAATGTTGTTCACCTTTAGGCACGTATAATTTTTTGAATTGTCGTTTAGTGTAATCCATAGGATACTTACAATAAGCTTTGGGTTTTATTTTTTCCTGTTTAAGAGGCTC